TTCATCTACGTGCGCATCATCACCTGGCTTATCAGCATCCTGTGTCTTGTAACCTGATTTTTTAAGACCTTTCTTAAGATGATCTTTTTCTTTCTTGCCGCCAAACGGAACAATCATTACATCCGGTTCGTCTCTATTATCACTCTTTTTAGCAGTTGATAAGTTAGAAATAGTTTTTCCTACACGTAAAAAGTCATACGCAGTGTCTGATTTTGTTAAAAATGTATTTTTAGGATTGTTAATAGCTTGACCTTCAACCATGCCTAAGTTAAATGCAACATTAGTTGACTTACCTTTTACTTTTTTACTTAGTGTAGGCGGACGCCCGTCTTTGTCTACTTTATTGCCAAACTTAGCAGCCTGTTTTGTAACTTCGTCAGGACCTACGTCAACAGTTTGATTCTGTTTAGTAATACGTCCAACAGCTTCTAATAATTCATTTACTTTCATTACCAAACCTTAATTACATGAAAATCAACTGGTTTTAAAAATTTAATTTCATTTCTACGTTGATTCATATCTATAAAAACAAAGTGCTTTGGGCTAGTTCTAACTAACTTCTTTGCTCTATATCTTTTTTCCTTCCAAGTTTCAGTTCTAGCACCGTCTTGATGTATTGTTACTGTATCAGCTACCCAAATAATAAGTTCGTATTCTTCAAGCCAAAACTCGTTCCACCACTTTTTTATTTTACTCACTTTTTATTACGTCCTCTAAAAGTATGTCCTGTCATATAAGGTTTTGAAAACCATAATTCAAACCATTCTTTATCGCCCGGCTTAATGTTATTTGCTTTTTCTTTTTTCTTTAGTTCTGTAGCAGTTTGGCTCATGTCTTCAAGAGTGTATTCTGTATACCCTTTGAATTCATTTACACCTGCTAGTTGTTTAAGCCTTTCAATATCCATTATTTTTTAGCCAGCTTAGTTGCAGTTGCATACATTACTGAGTCAGCATCTTTACCATAACGCCTTTTAAATCCAGCCTTTCCTTTTTTCATACCTTTTACAATACGTTCTTTTTCTTTTTCTTCGCCTTTGCTAAGTTCACGCTCTGTTGTTGCAGGTTCAGTAACGCCCATACCTTTGCGTACAGCATCGTACATAGTTTTAGCAAGTCTCTTATCTGGTGCACCTTGTGCAAACGATTCTAAATCACCAACGGCTGCTGCTGCTCTCATTTTACTTGCACTCATTCCTTCAGCGCCGTCGGCATCTGGATCACGCTCTCCTGCGCTTACTACTTTAATTGAATTAAACTTAAAAGGAACATTACCTGCTTTATCTGGTTGTCCGTTATATGTGTTAAACAGCTTTTGAAAACTATCTACTCTATCACTGCCTGCAATAAACACGACATCAGTATAGCCTAGACTCTGTAGTTTTTCTAATGCTTGTATAGGAGTACGTACTGCTTGATGTCCGATATTAATGCCGGGAAAAAATTGCTTTGCTAACTTCATTTTAGTAGCAAAGTCTAAAGGATCTGTTTTAGGTTTTTGTGTTTGTGACAAGAAAAGATAGTGATCACCTTCTTGTGCTGTAATAGCATCTACAAGTTTAGCATGACCTATTGTGGGTGGGTTAAGACGTCCAAATGCAAGAACTGCCTTTTTTGCAGGTGCTTCAAACAGTTCTCTCAAAAACATTAGTATGCTCCATCTTTGATTTGCTTCATTTCCTCGCCGTATAATTTGTGCATAATTAACTGCTTATCTTCTGGCTTAAAAACGTTTTCAGGAGAACCTAATTTAAATTTTTTACAATAAGATTTCATTCCTTCTGTACAAGAACTTTCTAAACAACTACTTTCATTAGGTGTTTCACCTCGATCATACGAGTCTTTCATTTTCATTATTGCTGGGAATAAAGATTTGCGATAGAACATAGGATCGTTACGCATGTAAATACATACATCATCAACTACATCAAACGGTAGTCTATCATCCATAGGCTTTGCAAATTCATCAATACGCATATTACCACTTCCTACATGACCAGTAACGTGCCTTTGTGCGCGGTCCTGGATTATCACAGTTATGTCTTGCTCTAAAGCTCTTACGTCTTTTAGGATTATTTTTCTTAATGCTCATTGCTTTGCCTTTAACACTTGAGCCACCGTGTCCAAAGTTTACTTTTTTTACATTACCTGTTTTAGGATCTTTGACATACACTTTGAACTTCTTAACATCACCTTGCATAGGCTTACCAAGTTTGACTTTACGTCCTTGATACTCTGCTTCGTCCATTGGATCATCGTCTAAGTTGTAATGTAGCATACCGTATGCTTCAAAAAACTCATCATCGTCATCATATGTTTCTTCATCAACATAAGATCCTTCTGAACCCATTTCAATATCAAAATCTTCGTAACCATTTTCAAACATAACATTTGCTAATCGATTAGCATATTCGTCTGCTTCTGATTCTGTTAATTCACGAGGTAATTCAAATTGAAATACAGTACAGTCTTGTGCTGTTTCATATATTTCCTGTGAAGGAAAGATGCTTTCATCTAATTTAGATGCACCTTCTACCTTATCCATTACTACTCTTACAAAATACTCCATTTTAAATCCTCAATGATTAAGTTGTATTGAATTTACTGTGCCGTCAGTCCAGCTACTTACAACAACCCTTACCCATACATAGTTACCTGTAAAGTTTTTTATATGTGAGCCAGTTGCAATCGCGCCATCGTTTGCAAATCCAATAGTTTCATGTTCTGTTGCGTCAAGTGTGAACCAATCAGCATCTACAGGATTAGTTGCAAGAGTTGCTTGCATTTTAATCTTACCCTGAAACCCAGTTATATTGTACTGTACGGTATGAAATCCGTCACTACGACCATAATAGCCGTCGCCTTTAAACTTCTCTCCAGTTACAGATTCAATCGTACTATCCCCTGGATGAGTTTGTGCTGTTAATATTGTTTCACTCTGTGCCATATAACTATTTATCTATATTGTTATTGTAAACCAATTTGTCGATTCGCCGTATAGAAGAACCGGCTAGCATATATACAAGTTGCATTACCCGTTCATCTCTAATATACATGTAATAGCCATTTAGATGTCCGTCCTTTATTAAATAGTCTAATGCTCTATCGCCTATACGTGCTTTGTCTTTATTAGCCTCTATCCAATCCACAAAGCCACCAGGAACTTTATTAGTATTGAACCATACTTTTAATGGAAACTGTGGAGCAGTATCGACAATTACAATATTTTCTTGTTGCTTTAGCAACTCAATTTCTTCTGAACGTGGCTCCCAAAATTCTTCAGCACTAACACGCATTTTGTTTATTATTCTTACTAATAAACTACGATCGTTAGTGTAAAGAATAAGAGTCATGTAGGGTGAAACTCTTATTTTATAGTTATTTGCAAGTTTTAAGCATGAGTATACATCTTTAGCATCTAGATAATCATCAATATTTAACGGCACTTCGGTCCTAAATGCTTTACGAGTAAGAGGAATATTATTTCTATACTTTTCTGTGAGAATATCTAGTTGTTCTCTAGCATATGATAGCTTACCATTCTTTTGCGACTCACTCCTAAACATAGTACAAAGAGGATTGTGGAGTACTAGTTTATACAAGTACTCCCCATAATGTAGTTTACGAGTGTCATGCAGTTTGAGTTGTTTTTGTGGATTCATTTGACACTTCTAACTTTAAACTATCATCAACAAAGTTAATATTTATAGTGCCGCCGTTCTTCAAATCACCAAATAGTATTTGTCTAGACAGTGGACGTTTAATTTCTTTGTCGATCACACGCTGTAATGGACGAGCTCCGTTTTTAGGATCAAATCCTTTATCTACTAAGTAATCAAGTGCTTCGTCAGTGACAGTAATATTGATATTTTTATCAATAACCATATTTTTAAGTTCAAGTAAGAACTTACCAACGATTTTCAACATTACTTCTTTGCCTAATTTAGCAAACGTAATCACACCGTCAAGTCTATTTCTAAATTCTGGTGCAAAGAAACGTTTAAATTCAGTATCTTCATAGGTAAAGTCTTCTTCGTCACCAAAACCAATAGCGTTTTTCTCTGCTTGTGACGCTCCTAAGTTAGTTGTAAGAATAAGTGTACAGTTACGTGCATCGGCTTCTTTGCCATTAGAGCCTGTAACCATGCCATTGTCCATCAACTGTAACAAAATTTGTGAAACATCAGGATGTGCCTTTTCAATTTCATCTAAAAGCAATACACAATTAGGATTTTCTTGCAGTCGAGTAATTAACTGTCCTGCATTATCTTCATGTCCAACATATCCTGGAGGTGAACCAATCAACTTAGCAACACTATGCTTCTCCATGTATTCACTCATATCAAAACGTACAAGTTTAACACCTAGATTAGATGCAAGTGCTTTTGCAGTTTCAGTTTTACCTGTGCCCGTTGGACCCATAAACACAAATGCACCTACTGGTTTATCATCTGGCTTTAGTCCTGCTTGGCTAACAAGAATTTTATCTACAATACTTTCAAGTGCTTCGTCTTGACCATATACAACCTTCTTTAGATTTTCTTCAAGGTGCATAAGATTTTCACTTTCTTTCTCAGCAACTTGTTCTGCAGGCATATTAATAATATTAGCAAGCTCATATTGTATATTAGCTTCAGCAACAATTTTGTCACCTTTATGATCGTCGTTTAATTTGAATCTAGAACAAGCAATATCAATTAAGTCAATTGCTTTGTCCGGCAACTTCTTATCTGATTGATACTTTACACTTAATTTAACGGCAGCATCAATTGCTTCTTTGCTAATAATTGTACCATGATATTCTTCATAATACTTTTTAAGACCATTCAAAATATCTTTAGTTACTTCGGGTGTTGGCTCGTCAATTGTTACACGCTGGAATCGACGCATAAGCGCACGATCTTTTTCAAAGTACTTGCGATATTCTTCCCAAGTAGTTGATGCAACAACTTTTAAGTCACCTTTAGTGAGTGCAGGCTTTAACATATTTGCTAAGTCATTCGAATTACCTTGCCCACCGGCTCCCGCACCATTCATCATGTGTGCTTCGTCGATGAACATAATTGTTTTTCCTTGCTTTGTAAGTGCTTGTAGAACTAATTTAAAGCGTTCTTCAAAGTCTCCACGATATTTACTACCAGCAAGCATAGCACCAATGTCTAAGTTATATACTTTATATTCTTTTAAGAAGTTAGGTACATCATCTTGCTCAATTTTAAATGCAAGTCCTTCAGCGATAGCAGTTTTACCAACGCCTGGATCACCTACCATTAGTACATTATTTTTTGCTCGACGTCCTAGTGCTAATGCTAGTTTTTCTAGTTCATCCGAACGTCCGATAATAGGATCAACCTTGCCACGCTTTACTTGATCGTTTAGATTAGTAGTAAATGCACGTAATGCTCTACGTGCTTCGCTTGAAATCTCTTCACTTTCAGTTTCTAATTCAACTTCGTTGTCAATAAACGATGCAAACTTAGACTTCTCTACACCGCCTTTTTCTAAGAAATAAACAGCAATACTTTTCTTTTCAGATAATACAGCAAGTAATACGTCAGCAAGTTCAATATGACTACGACCAGCAAATAAAACTTGTGTAAATGCTCTGTTTAACACACGTTCTACTGTAGAAGTCTTTTTTGGCTTAAACTTATCAGCATCAGTCTTGATATCATCACAATTAGTTTTAAGATGATGTTCAAGATTGGCTTTTACATAATCAACATCAGCACCGTACATATTCATTACATTTGTAAAGTTTTCCTCACAGAACATTGCATATAACAAATGTTCTAATGTTACATATTCGTGCTTTAATTTTTGTGCGTCTTTAATACTCTTATCAAATACAAGTTTTAATTCGCTACTTGGCTCGACCATACTATAAATCCTTTAATTCATTTTTCAATTGTGTTACTTTATGTATAAGACTCTCGTCTTTTATTATCGGAATGTGCGCATTAACTGTAATGTAAACATTTCCTCTTTTGCCTGTTTGTAGGTTCGGTATTCCGTAACCTGGTATATTAAACGTTTGACCTGGTTGTGTGCCTTTTGGTATTTTTAATTCTAACTCTTTTTTATCTAACGTTTTAACTATTATAGCACCTCCTGTTAAAAAGTCAAATACATTTGTGTCTATTTTTGCAATTAAATTATCACCATCTCTAGCCCACTGACGGTGTTTGTTTATATGCATACGTACATTTAAGTCACCTCTTGGAAAACGTGGATCGCCATTATCGCCTAACCCTTGATATTTTATAGTATCCCCATGTCTTGCACCAGGTGGTACATCTACAGTAACAGTTTCTAATTTTCTATTTGACAGTGTGTACTGTATAATTAAATTTTTGCCTAATAATACTTCTTCTAGATCAATCTTTGCCTGTATTGTTATATCTCTATTTCTCGGTGTTGGTCCTCTCCCGTGTTGCCCTGCAGGATTACGTCCAAATATGTCTTCAAATGGTGTGCCTGCAAACGGGTTACGACCTTGTTGGAAATGTTGTGAATTAAAAGAAAAATCTGGACCAGGATTATCGTATTGTTGACGCTTTTGACTATCACGCAACGTTTGATATGCTTCGTTTATTTTTTTAAATTCTTCTTCGTTGCCGCCGCGGTCAGGATGATGTTGCATACTTTTCTTTTTGTATGCTTTACGTATATCTTGTTCGGATGCATTTTTAGGAATTCCTAAAATAGTGTAATAGTCCATACACATACTTATCGCACGGACTATTACATACAGTTAGTACTGGTTACTTTTTATTTGAAAATGCCTGTCCACCAAAGAACGCTGCTACAATTGCTGCAACGGATACAAAGTATGTTGCTGCCATGTCACCTAGTATCTTTGATGCCTGTTCGAGTCCAATCAAAACTGCTAATACAACAGCAAATGGATACAATAGCATACCAAATAGTGCAAACCAAGCCATATTGCGCTGTGCATCACGCATAGCATCTGCGTCTTCTAGCTCTTTACGTTTGAACTCCATGTACATTGCATGTTCTTCGTTAGATACTTTACCATCGCCGTTTGTATCTGCTGGATGATGCCCTGATTTTTTAATCTCTTCTTCACTCATTTGACTTTCCCTCTAGCTTTTTAATGCGAGCTTCTAGCTCATCAATCTTTTTTGTTACATATGGATACTTTTTACGCCATGCATCAACTGGTTGTTCAAACCATGTAAGGCCCCAACGTTCTACTAGCCAGTCTAAAAACATATCGAATTTAGCATAGCACCAAAGACCTGCTCGTGTGTTTCTAAAGTACGCTAAAAAAGCTGCACCTAAAAGTGCTCCAATAATACTTGTGTAAATCCACAGCGTGTCACTTAACAAGCTATCTATAAGTTGCATGTGTATTCTCCTACAACTATATTTATCGTAATTTAGTCGTTAAACGGGTTCAGTTTATCTATTAATGAAGTATTGCTCTGTGCTTCTTCTGCTGCATCTTTTGCTTCTTCTTGTTGTCTTGATATTTCTGCATTATCTAATGCGGTATTTGCAGCTTTGTAATAATTTTCATATGCTAGTATAATAGCTTGCTGTTGTTGTACTAATGCACGTACATCACTAAAGTTTAAACCTAAATTTTCATAACCTTTTGCGGTAAGAGCAAAGATTGCTAATGGCTTGCCACCGGATGTCCACTTAGCAATTTCCTCCTCCATGTTATCTTCAGTAAGGATAATCCACTCAATTTTGCGCATGTTGACAGTATCAACATTTGGAAGAATTAGCTCAGGCTTATCAACAGGTTTGCTTGATACTTCAATTCTCTGTGGCGCTGTTGAGCAAGCCGCGAGACTTATAAGTATCATAAAGCCAAGGACATTCGTTATTAAAACTTTTATCTGTCTTTGCATTTTTCTCTTTCTCCGTTAAAGGTGATCCTGATAGTAATTCAAAACATCTACCTGCATTTCTAGAACCACCATTGATTAATCTTTGTACTGATTTGGGTCTAGCAGCAGCAGTTAATTCTAAATCGTGTTCTTGCAACTTAGATGCAAGCTGATTATTTTGTTCTCTTGTAGCAGCAAATTCTGCATTAGTTTTTTTAAGTTCTTCATTGGCGGCAGCAAAATCCGCCGCCATTGTTTTTATAGTTTCTTCATTAGTTGCAACTGCTAAGTTTAATTTTGCATTATTTTCAGTTAATACGGCGATAGTGTTTTGGGTATCAGTATAATACCAATAACCTATTCCGCCCATCATTATAATGATTCCTATCATGATTTTTGCCATATATTTCTCCGAGCAATTGCTCTGTTATTTTATCCCAATAATTTACCTAATGTCGCAGGTCCTGCAACACCGTCAGCATCCAAGCCGTTTTCAGCTTGCCATTCTTTAAGTTTTGCTTCTGTTCCTGCGCCAAAAATGCCATCTGCGCCAACGCCTAATGCTTCTTGCATCATTTTTACGCCATCGCCTCTTGCACCTTTTCTTAGTACGCCAATATCGTCTAAATCAAAAGAGTCATCTTCATCGTCGCTATGGTGTGTTTCTACATCTTCACCTAGTGCTTCTAAACACATTTCCCAATGATGAATACGATCTTCAAGGCCAATGTAGCCGCCGTTAATCCGCTTAGTAAGGGTTTTAATATCCCCACTATCTGCGTAACGATTTAATTTGTTTGAATTCCAATACCAAATAGCACTCATTAGTGCTACTTCTTTATCTTCACTTACCATGTCTGGGTTATTGACTGCGTCTACGTCCATATCATCGGAAAATTTTGCGTAGTTGTGCTTACCAGTTAATTGGATAGGACCACGGCCGCGATAACGCCACCCATCACCAGATGCTGTATCACCATTATCCATGCGATTAGCATACACAACATTTGCAATTTTTTCGGGCTGTCTTGCATACTCTTCAGCATCTCGTCCTGCTCTTTTAAAATATTTTCCAAAAACCGCATCAAGTGCCTTTGCACTATAATTTAGGTTCTCGCTAAATGTTCTCCAACCTCCAGACTCGTGTCCGCATTGTGCTAAAAACGCTGCAACCCGGCGATTGGTATTAATTTCATACTTTGGAAATACTTCGTTCATTGCATCAACCCAGCCATCGGGGTCACTGCACCTCGGAAATAAATCCGCAAATTGTCCTGCTGTTAACATTCTATATCCTTTACAACATTATTCGTTCGAGTACTAATGTTTCACCATCGTTATCAAAAGTTAATTTAGTACCGTACTTGGTGATATTATAGTCACCTAAGTACTTAGTTAAAAATATAATTTCTGAGAAATCATTTGGGTTAAAACTTTCTTCGATATTGTTGATAGTTTTTTCAGTTGGTCCAAAGTCTATAAATTGAAATGCTACAGGATCAGCATAAGCCTTCTTTAATGTAATCATGTTACTCCACATGTTTACATTTTCTAACATACTTTTATTAAAAAAGTTTGTATAGTTATTTTTTGATTCAGTCATATCGGTTAATATATCTGAATCAACACCGTACAGTTCCGGATCATTTGGTACTGCTTTAGTTAATTCTTCTACAGTTAATGGCATACTACGGAATTGTTTATGATAACGGAATCTAAAATCTTTTTCACCTGTAAGATTTACTACTCCATTAGCAAGTTCCATAATGTTTTCACTAATCGACGAGTCTCTTTGTAGTTCTACAAATACTTTGTATGTTCCGTCTGACTGTTCTCCAGCTGTAACATCGGCATCTAATACGTATTCATAACCTCTTTCAATAAATCCTGCTAAATCATTTGCACTTTCTTTTGTTGTTGTGCTAAATGATAGGGTTACAATATCACGATCCTCGCCCATTTTACTTGCATACGAGTCTATTTCAATGATGTGGTCAACTGTGTCAATTAAGTCTTCTTTTTGTAATCCCATTATGCTTGCTCCAGCTCTGTTTCTGCTGCTGAACCTGCATCTGCTGCTGCATCTATTGGAGATGCTTCTGGTGACGGCTCAGGAGTTTGTGTTGGATCAATGTATGCCGATTCAATATATCCTGAATAAATGTCTGCGATTAGTTTTTTAGGCATTTTAATTTCAACTACCCAAATAGGACGTCTATCTAATTTGCCTTTTTTAGTACCAGGACGAATATCGTCTTGCTTTTCAATTTTGCGTGGTTCTACAATATGTGTTTTAGTATAGTTAACTTTGCAGTCATAATCAAGTAAACGTTTGCCACCCATTGGATCCGGCATTTTATCTTTGTCCCAGAAAAAACTACATGTTACCCAATGTCTATCTATATTAGGTCCTTCGCAGACTTCACCGTCTGCCCAATTTTTATAGACATAGATATCTAATTCGTCTAATACTCTTTCAAAGTCTTTAAGCACATTGAAAGCAGTATTTGAATCGTATATAGATTCTATGTTTTTAATAATATCTAAGACATCTTTCATATTAGTAATCCATTCTTTGCTATACTTATTTATCGGAGTTAGATCGTTAAGTACATTTATTTTTGACTGTAAAACTCGATAAATATCTTTGTAAGGAACAGTTTGCCTTGCAAATTACGTCCTTACAAACTATCAACCCAAAGGAGGACACTTAATGGGTGCTAAAAGAAAGACTGCTAACAAGCAAAATTTTAACAGCTACGACAATGTAGTGAATATTAAACCTTTCAACAAAAAACAAGAAGTAACAATACTTCCTAGAAACAAAAATCAAGAATCATATGTATTAAAACTGTTAGATGACACTAAAGATATTGTCTTTGGAATCGGTCCTGCAGGTACGGGCAAAACATTACTTGCAGTACAGGTCGCAGTTAAGCTCTTTAAAGAGGGTGCAGTTGATAAGATTATTGTTACTCGTCCGGCTGTAAGTGTGGACGAAGATTTAGGATTCTTACCAGGAACGCTAGAACAAAAAATGGCGCCTTGGACAAGACCTATATTTGATGTACTACGTGAGTACTTTGATGCAAAACAAATCGAAGGTATGATCGAAGAAGGTATAATTGAAATTGCGCCTTTAGCATATATGCGTGGACGAACATTTAAAAAATCGTTCATTTTAGCGGATGAAATGCAAAACGCTACACCTAATCAAATGAAGATGCTTCTAACACGATTAGGTGAAGAAAGTCAAATGGCTGTAACTGGTGATTTGGCACAAGCAGACCGCATTAAGGATAACGGTTTAATAGACTTTACAGACCGTTTAGTACAATCTAACTCAGCACATATTGACATAGTCAACTTTGGTCAAGGAGATATTGAAAGACACAATGCAGTAAAAGAAGTTCTTAAAGTTTACGGTGATGAATAACTTCAACATCTGACTTATTAAGGAATTCTAAACCCTGTGTACTACGATATTCATTTTTGTAGTACACAGTGGTTATTCCGCTTTGATAGACTAATTTAGCACAGTCTATACAGGGTGCATGTGTAACAAACATTGTTGCACCTAGTCCACTCTCCCCGCTTTTTGCTAATTTAGCAATAGCATTAGTTTCTGCATGTAAAACTTCTGGTTTAGATACAGTAGTACATGTTCCTAATTCATGATGTTGTATAGTATGTTCACAACAGTTATCCCATCCAGTAGGCATACCGTTATACCCAATACTAATAATACGATCATCCTTTACAATTATTGCCCCTACTTGTAATCGTTCGGCATGACTTAGTTGTGCAAAACGTTCTGCAACATCCATATACGCATATATAAATTTAGTTTTCATTTTAATTGCTCTAGAAGAAATTCATTCTTTGTATAAATGTAAATCCAACTCGGTCCTTTAATCGGCGGCTTACCGTTATCGTCATAATATGTGTGTTGGACATAATATTTGCTTAACCAGATGCGTTTGTGTGAACCACTGCGAACGGGTAACCAAGCAAATTTTTCCTCTATAGAACGCTGCGGATCTTGTTGCCAGTTTATTCCTATCATACAGCCATGGGCGCCTTGATTGAATCCATTGGAGTATAATTGATAAGTTTATAATCGTCCGGCTTAGTCTTTACAAGTTGATCTAAGTCTCCAAACGCAGGCATTATTAAACTAGGTCCATTTTGCGGCTCTCTAATAATTTGTTGTTGAACTTGATCAAAGTGATTTTGATAGATATGACAATCTCCGCCAGTCCATATAAAGTCTCCTACTTTTAATTCAAGTAACTGCGCAAACATATGTGTAAGTAAACTGTAACTTGCAATATTAAAAGGCACACCTAAGAACATATCAGCACTGCGTTGATACAATTGACAGCTTAATTCACCATCTTGAATATGAAACTGAAACATTGTATGGCAAGGTGGTAGCGCCATTACGTTTACTCTATCAGCATTCCAAGCACTTACGATGTGTCGACGACTGTTTGGGTCGTAATACATATTTTCTAACACTTCTGCAATCTGATCTACAAATCCAAGAGCAGCGTCCCAAGAGCGCCATTGGTGTCCATAAACAGGACCCAAATCTTTTGTTGTATCATCATTAACGTAACCTAGTTGCTTGCCTTGATTGTCAGCATTAGCAGTCCAAATAGTTGTTTTGCCTACTAGTTCTTCTCTAGGCTTGCCGTAGTGTATTTCAGCAAGTCTACGCTCGTCACTAGAACCTTCTAGCATCCATAGTAGTTCGCTTACAACACTACGCCATGCAAGTTTCTTTGTAGTTACAGCAGGAAATTCATTGCGCAAGTCAAAACGCATTTGATAACCAAATACGCTACGTGTGCCTACGCCTGTTCTGTCGTCACGATCCTTGCCGTGTAATAAAATGTGATGTAATGCGTCTAAATATTGCTTCATGCTGTTTTCCGTTTTTTCCAAATTTCAAATGTAACTTCATCGTGGTCCTCTGTCCACGTTTTTTCAAATAACGATTCAATCTTTTTAATTGGCAAGAATGTATCACAAGCATATGCGCCAGGAATACGACTTAAAAAGAATTCATCAATAACACCTAGTGTTTGCTCGATAATCTTTGGACCACCAATTACCCAAGTAATGACACCATCGTTTGCAGACTCAATCTGTTTCACTTCACTGTTTAAATCACCACTAATGTACATATCTGCACCCGGATAGTTATCCTTGCGTGTAGTTGCTAATACATTAGTACGCTTAGGCAACGGACGTGGCATGTGCGGATCATCCCAAGTAGTAGATCCCATTATAACAATGTGTCCTGCTGTATTAGATTTAAACCATTGCAGGTCTGTTGAATTATTTGGCCAGGGTAAAGTGCCATTTTTACTTACGCCACCGTAGTCGTCACATGCTAGTATTGCCTTGATCATTACATATCTCCTTCACCTGGCTGTCCTGATAGCATTGGTAGTTTATTGGGTACTCCGTCCCATTCTTCGTGATCGGGTAGCGCACCTTTTGACTCTGTAATTACAGGCCAAACTTCGCTATATTTTGCATTTATTTCAGTCCACTTAATAAGTTCTTGTTCGTTAAGTGTATGGTCCGGCACAATAGCATCAATAGGACACTCTGGTTCACATACTCCGCAATCAATACATTCATCGGGATTAATTACCAAGAAGTTTTCACCCTCGTAAAAACAATCTACTGGACACACTTCTACACATGTAGTGTGCTTACATTTGATACAATTTTCTGTAACTAAGTACGTCATTTATAACTCTCCAAAAACGTTTGTGTTTACACTAATTATAACTCTATCTTCAGCACCATTATACTTTGTGGCTTCGTGCGGTATCCAAGCAGGAAATATAAAAACAGTCCCTTCTTTAGGCTCAGCGTCCAAAAACATATGTTGTTCCCACCACTGACTTCCTAAGTCATTTGCTCCGGCAACTGTGTTCATATTATAGAACCTATTTACACCGTTCGAAGTTCTCGTTGAACATTCTGATGATTGTAAATAAAAAATAGCACCCCAACTGTATCCTGGATGTATATGAAATCCGTGACTGCCGTTGTCGTTTGTAATATGATACCAACTTTCTTTAATCTGTACTGCTGGCTTTACATTTTGATCTAAACTGAATAGCCCTGTACTAGAAAGCCCGTGAGTCATTATATTACTAATACAATTATTAAAGAATAATTTTAGATCTTGCACTTCGGGCGTCTGCGTTTCTAAAAAATTAAATTTACTTTCTTTTAAATTAGACTTAAGACTAGCTGAAACACCACTATCGATATCTTCATTTTGTTCATTAGACATATCGTAAATTAAGTCTAATAGTTTATCCTTGTTTTGCTGATAGTTTTTATACTTATAACTGAAAAAAAGAGTAGGCCATGCCGCTGTCATTGTTTGCGGTTCAAAATTCACAATCTTGCCAATCTAATAAGCGTAGCTGCCAAATTAACTTCCGGATCAACAACCAATGTATGATCTACCATTCCTTGTTTGATTGTTAGTACTGCTTGATCCTGTTGTTCTGCATCACCAAATAGTTCAATATTGTCATATAGCCAACGATACACTTCTTCCATCTCTTCTGGACGAATTGCGCCACACAATAATTTACGTGCTTCTTGAATCTTGCCTGCCTTAAACAGTTCAACCATTTCAAGTTTCCAGTCACTCTCGCCTGTATCGCCTTCGTTGGGTTTATTCAATACACCGTCAACACTATTCATTTGTACTGTGTTGATACATTTGCGCAAGTCTGGATATGTGCCTTTTACGTAGGTATCCAACGTATCCAAATCAGGAGTAACACCTTCAGTGATAAGGATTTCAGCAACTCTAGCCGTGAACTCAGTTTGGTCAATTTTAGCAATGTGGAAACCTTGACACCTACTATGCAAAGCGGGTATAACACGATTTGGATAGTTACAAGTAAGAATGAAACGAGCAGTAGTATGATACTCCTCCATAACCCCACGGAGAGCTGCTTGAGCGTTTGGTGATAAGTAATCTGCTTCATCTAGTAATACAACCTTAAAGTCCCCAAATGGGATCATCTGTACAAAGTTAACAATTTTATCTCTTACATCATCAACTGAGTTTGTGCGACTTGCGTTAATTTCTAATACATCTAAGTCATTAACTTCAAGCTCATTAAATAAAAGTTTAGCAAGTGTTGTTTTACCAATACCTGCATTACCACTAAACAGCAAATGCGGGATAGTTTTGTCTTTAATCCATGTATTTACCTGTGCTCTTTGTGCGTCATCTCTAAACACATAACCGTCTACTGTTTTTGGACGATACTTCTCTACCCATAGTTCTTTCATACTACCCCTTTATAACTTTCTAATTTGTCTAGTTTATATTGTACACGATTTTCTAAGTCTTGCCAAGAGAAATATTTCTGTTCTACTAACAATTTAATCATACACATAACATCGCCTGCTTCTTCCATAAGTTGTGTAGAACGTTTTTCATCAGCGCCGTGCCTAAGTACTTTTGAACATGCTCGTGTAAGTTCACCGCATTCTTCCATAGTAATAACTAACAGTTTTGTTTCCTTATCCACGACCTAACTCCTTGTAAGCCATTTGCACACCCTTTGCTTGAAAATATGCATCAGCTAACGCATTGTGAAGATCTGTTTGCATTGCTTTACGAGGGTCAATTTTACATAAATTAAACAATGTACGACTATCCATTACTTGCCAAAATTGCCAAGGAATAGATTTATTACATTGACGTAACATATCTTCAATGATAGTAATATCAAATCCGTAGCCATGTCCCCAAAGTACATCAACACCTACCATCCATTTTGGTAAACTATCTAAAAATGTTTCCATTGATACTCGGTTTTCTGAACTAAATGCTTCTTCCTGCACTTTTGGATCTTGTTGTCCCCACCAAGTAATTGTGTCATCACTAACTTCTCTGTTCTGACTATCAATATCAAGTTTAAAATAAAACTCACTGTGTGGTTCTGAACTATCGAATGGATTAAATTTTACACCACCTACTGTAAGTACAGTAGCTTGTGGAGTAGTATGAAGCGTTTCTAAGTCTATCATTGCATGAATAGCCATGTTTATCCCTTCCTATTTTCTTGTCCGATGCCTGAGATGATAAGGAATACATAAAGAATTGGCCAAGCCCATCCTGTTAGATATCCTGTTGTGTGTAAGATTAGTAAAGCAATGCCTGTAGCGCCTGTTGTGCCTAGGCCTGCTGTTTGTGGTGTAATTTTCATGAAAACTCCTTAGCTTTATACATATTATAACGCATAAATGCTAAGGAGTCAAGTATTATTTTTAGTTATTTTCTACAAATTTTCTTAAATTTGGTGCAGTCCAACCATCAGGTTTTAGAACTTTTCCGTCTTCGCGTTTACGCACCATGCCAGTTTCTGGATCAATCTTAGCCATGTTTGTACGCATAACTTCGTTCCATGCACCTTCTGCGTCTACACCTAAGCTATTCATAGCACCAATACTAACAACAATAATATCAAGTAATGCATCCAATTGTTCTACAAGATCGTTATCCTTGATTGCGTCAGCAAGTTCGTTACCTTCTTCTTGAATTAATTTAAGATACATTCCGTATTGTTCAAAGTTTAAGCCGTCACCTGTAACTGTCTGGTTGCAGGCTTCCATAAAGTCTTTTTGATCTTTAAATGGGTTTGTCATATTTTCCTCTTAGAATTTGATTGCGATTAGCATTAATATTGCAACTAATAAGATGTTAGTAAATGCTATTTCAATGGCTAGGATAGTGTGATACCAAATCCATCTAGTTTTATAAGCGTTTTCAATTGTAACTTCTTCTGGATCAACGTCATCTTTCATCATATCAATGACAACTGTTTCCTTTTTTATTTCTACATTTTCTTTTTTCTTAACTGTAACTAGATTTTTTAACCATTCCATTACTTTACCTTTTAATTAACGAATGATGATGGATCAATAGTTGCATGTTGCCCATCTGAATATTCTGCACCAATTGACACACTTTCTGGCTTTTCATCTGAATAAGCTAGAATACAATCGGCGTCAACCATTCTAACTTCGATCTCACCTTCGTTGGTTTCTAATTTCATTGAACGAGTCCATCGACCGTGTTCGATTAAAATCCATTGGCCAATATCATATTGATCTTTATTTAACGGACCCTTTGAGTAAACTTTAGCCCATCGTGGGTAAATTCCTCTAGTTTTTCCGTCATCATTGCCTAAAATAATTCCGCCTTTAGTAACTTGTTCACCAAAGTGCATATCTGTTACTAATACACGATCGCTAACAGCACGAGGCGTGCCTTTAATTGGTTTTAAATTGATAGCCATTTATTCACCTTTTGGTACGAAGTTTCCGTCTTTATCCTCAATCCAACCGTCGTCAAACTCTGCATCTAATTTAGCGACTTCTGGTTCAACTACAGGCTCAGGATCTTTCTTGCGTGTTACAGTTTTCTTTGCTGGCGCTTCAACAACAGTTTCAACAACATCTTCTGGGGCTTCTGTTTGAACACCTCTATTAGATGAGTCTTTAACACTTCCTGCTACTGCATAGTGTTCAGCAATTACATCTTCACGCTTTTTAATAATTTTACCGCCAGCACCTAACTGATCGCCTCGAGCGTTAACTCTAGCATTACCGACTGCTGGTGTAAGTTCGTTGCGCTTACGCAACATATCCATGTCAACATTCTTTCCTCGCATACTGCGATATTGTTTTCTTTGTGGACTTTGCTTAGACATATTATTTTGCCTCCTTATAATGTACGTATATTTTATTTATCTTAAGAACTCTCTCCAATCCAGGCCAAACTGGATTGAATCTATTTTATGCACACCTATCAAATACAGCACATAACTTGCTACACTTGATCCACGTCCTACACCCCATACAATCTCATTCTCACGCATAAAGTCTACAAGATAGATCATGTAACGCAATAAGTTATGCATATTACGTTCTTCAAAAGCGTCTAATTCTTCCCATATACGATCTTGTACATGTTGTGGGCAGGGTGTTTCTGCTTTGCCTAATACATAGTCATATACATTAATGTCTTTGTATTCATCAGGCATAAACCATTCACTTTGACATACACCGTCAAAAGTCTGTTGATCTACATCTAATGGGATATACTTTTGTAGTTTGCTAAGGCCTTGTTCTTCCATAGCACTATTGAACTTGTCTACGTCATCACTTGGATCACAAAGAACTATGTGGCACTTGTCTATATTGCCACTATAGATCATATTGATTAGATCCTTGTTAGAGAATCGTGGAATACCTAGTTCATCTGTTTTCATAAGCATACTTGTATTTTACGATACTTTGATTAAATTGTCAAGAGAATTATCGCCATCTTGTTGATTATCTCTTTGACGTTGTGCATCGATGCGATGCCGGGTTTGAATTTGTTCTCTATAAATGTCTATTATAACTGATATTTGAGACTGAACACTAGGATTGTTTGTTAGAAAGTATTTACGTTGGAGTTCAATAACTTTATCTTCCAACTCATTAATAGATAGCTTATCTAAATTATCAACGTAAGGATGTAACATTATGCAGAAAATTGTCCTTTATAATCTGCATATACTGTTGTGCCTTGATTATAAGTCCAAAACTCAATAATATAAGGATCTACACTACTATCTACGCTTAGTGTTGCTGCACCTGATCCACCTGCTCTTGGGTAGCCTGGCCCATATTTAATTGTACCGCCTGCTGCTACTGAAAATGATACATTAACAGGACTATCATTGCCAAACAAATGTACAGTAACCTTTGATAAGTTATCTCTAGCTGGCCAATCTGCAAGTGCAAAATTAATATCAGAAACACCTTCAGGTACGTTAATAGAAGCAGTTTGATATCTACCATTCAGCAAGCTAATGTTCTGTCCTGATATAACAGTGCCAATACCATGATATTGATCAGTTGCTAAATTAAAGTTTGCATCATTAATATTCGTGCCGTTAAAATCATTACCAGCATTAAGTTTTGCAGTGCTATTTTGGAGTGTGGTTATTTCTCCAGCTGCTGTAGATAATCCTGATTTAATAATCGTAAAGTTATCACGGAAGCCTTGAGTGTCGTTATCAACTCCTGCTACCGGATATGCTCCGTCAATTGTGTCGCTTACAATGTTACTGGCCATGTTGTTTCCTCTTTAATATATTTATCGTTGTTAAACATTGAACTGGTAATTTGCGAACAGTATATAGCTTTCATCTGTATTATTTTCTGAACTCTTTATTATATACCTATCAATGTCGTATGTTATTATTTTAGGATCAAAACCTGAATTATTAATATTGTTAATAATATCACCACTTTGTCCTGCTTTACAGTAAGCAATTGGAATTGCTGTAATAAAGTCTAATTCTTGAAAACCGTCTTGTGCTGTACGCATCCATAACGGCAAATAGTTTCTTTCTTCGTCGCCGATTTGTTTAATGTTTAATCTCATATGATCTACACTAGAAATGTATTTTATTGAATCGGTACTTTGACTTACATTAATTGCAGTATTATCTGTTTTAATTGTATTAGTATCTGGTCTAAATCTAAACGGTTCACTATCACCTTTTTGTAGTACAACTTCAATGTCGCCGCTGTCTCTAACAGTCACTTCAAAATCTGCATCATCAACATTAACATCTTGATCACCTGTTCCTCTAGTCTCAACTGTTATTTCATCTGTTTCACTGAATACAAATTTAACAAGTGTTCTAGTATACACAGGCAATTCAGTATAACCTCCGCCGGTGCGTGTTACATCATCTAATATTGAATATTGCATTTGATCAATGGTTAATTTTTTTGAATTCTTAGCGTTAAAACTTGCTGCTGTAACTTTTCTATCAGGAGCATTAGCAGGATCGATAACATCTATATACACAACTTCGTATACTGTATCACCTAGTGCAGTATTTTTTGCAACAGCAGACTTAATTTCACCTAAGATATAAGTTTTTCTTTTATGATTTTTTGCAGCCGCAGCAGTAAAATATTCAAGATCTTTTGCTTCAACTCCTGCAAATATAAGCATGTCTAAATTAGACTGCAATCCAAATGTAGGATCACCCGGACGGTAAATTTTGCTCGGAGTAAATATATCAGGATTACTTATAAATTCTTGGAAGTATTTACGCTGCACCGCCGGCAACATTGGACGCATATAAACATCAGTATATCTAGTATTATTAAAATCTTCGACTGTTAAAGTAAATTCTTGTTCAATTGCAGTGTAATTAAATCGATCTCTTGCTTGGACTGTAAATTTGTAACTTCTATCAAATGTTGTAATTCCAGGGTTTGCTCCGTCCCATGAAATTGTTTTGTTTTCAAATATAGTTAACCCTGGTTCATCTACAGTACCAAACTGTCTTGCAGAACCAATAATTTCACCATCATAATTAAGTACTAGCCCAAACGGTAGTTTGCCTGATTTTAATGAATAAATCATTTTAGTATCAGGAACTGTTGTTTGTGCTTCTATTTTTAGAGTGCTAGTAAAGTTAGCATTGATAGTGCCTAAATTAGCAGGAGTTAACCATTTTATTTCAGAGTCAATTTCACCTATTACATTAACTTCAAACGTTTTAGCTGTACTTGGAATATCTTGTATATCGTTTGATGCAACAATAATATTTTTAAAGAATGCATCATTTCTGAATAGTGCAATACCTATGTTACGACCTTGTTCTATTTGTGAAGATAAATTTACATCAAATTTTATTTTATCTTCATTATCTCTAAGAAGTTTAGCTGTTATTTCAGTACTATCTGGACCTATAAAAAAGTTCTGTATGTTTGATTTTATTCTTGATGTGGCTGTACTTGGAATTAATAATTTCCATGTTGTGTCATTAACTACAGTAATATGTGCATCATCACCGTATTCTGCTTTTAATGCTTGACTTGTAGCAGTTAATCTATCAGCTAAACTTAAACCAGAAATAGATTCTGCAACTTCCAACCAGTTTCCGCTTTCAAAGTCAATCTGTATAATACCGTTAACTTCAATTGAGATACCGTCAATATCAGTTTGAGAAACAGTATTATGTGCAGTTGTACATTTGTATATTTTCCCATCGCCGCCTGTTGCTGTTCCGTTAATTACATAGTCGCCTACATAATAGTTTTCACTTAATTCAATTAGTCTTGGAGCATTTGCGGGAAGTATTGGATCATTACTTGGATTTGCTTGTGATATTTCCCATTCAATATACGGTGTAATTGTATTAATTTTGTATTGTTCGTTTCCACTAAATTTTAGTGTTCTGCCTGCATACTTTTCTTTTTCAGATTCTTTTAGCCTACTTACAAACATATAGTCAGTACTTACTGTTGCAGTTCTAGATAAAATTAAACTAATACTAGGTGCAAGTGTATCTGCTAAGTATAAAATATCATAGTCGGGATTTCTATCGTCTACGTTTGTAACTCTATATTGTCTGTTTCCTAATAATACATTTCTATTAACTAGTTCGAATAAGTCATTAACTCCGTCTAAGTCGCCAGTTAAATCTATTTTATAAATTTTTACACTATTTTTACCTAACAGTACATCTTCATAAAAATTACCAACAATTGATACTGTTTCTAAGTCTGTAGTTAATCGTGTTGCTCTTACTGTAAATTTATAATTTTGTGTAATTGCAGGCTGATAAGGTATACGTCCTGTTACCTCACCGTTTTGACTATCAAGGGACATACCTGGAGGAAGCTCACTTGCGCTTCCGTCATCATTTACATCTTCAAGTGTATAAACTACAACACCTTCTAGTGTCCAGTTATCGATAATATCTAAGTACAACGTAGTATAGTTAGATGCACGTTTATATCCTAAGTCTCTAGGCGTAATCCAAGTCGGTGTTCTTACATTTGTTACATCAGCTGTAAATACACCTGTGCTTGATTGCATCAACGTATTGTCTGCTTTTAAATAATCATCACCAACCAAGTAAATTTTAAATTCTCTACGCACAAAGCTATCACCATCAGTTACAGTAACAGCAAATGGATAGTAACGATTTAATTTACGTGGATTAGAAGTAGGCTCATTATAACCGTAGTCAACTGTGTCATAATAAAAACTAGCGTACCCGTTTGAACTTAGTGCAGCATAATCCATTGGCAAGCCTGCAAACGGAGACGTATCATATCCTCCACCTACATAACGTTTGTCTAGACTAAGAAGAGGTTCTGTAGTTCCTGTTATCCTACCTGAATCACTCATTGTAATTCCTGGAGGTAATACCCCGTCACCGTCTGCAATAAAGTATGTTAATTCGTCTCCTGCACTTAGATCTGTGTCAGTAGCACTTAATTGGAAATCAATCTGTTCGCTATCTAGAATAAACAATGCATTATTAGATCCTACATTTAATAAACCTTCAGCAGTTGCCCAAAGAGGATCATCAGGCCCGGTAACAACAAACTCAATAGTACAATCTTGCCATTCGTAATCAGTTGAAGCTCTAAGTACTATGGTAAAAGTAGTATCGTATGCAACTTCAAAAACAGTACCTGTTATATAATTACCTTCTAAACGAGTGCCAGTTGGCAACGTTCCACTAATTAGTTCTAGCTCAATATTAGCTACAGATGAAAGTGGCAGAAGTATATTTACTGTACTGCGTTCTACTAGTACACGATATCTAGTACCTGTTGGTATATTCCATAATTTAGACATTAATTAAACTTCCTTAATACTAAGTATTTATCGGAAGTTTATAAAGCGCCGCCATCCAAAGACGTTGCCGCCGGAGCTGTTATTGTACCGAAATCAACATCAGAATTAAAAATTATAAATTCAATTGCATTATTTGCTACAGAGTCAAGGCCGCCAAAGTCTCCAGTGCCAGGTGCAAAGTATTGGTTGTACAATTCTTCTACGTCTACACCTCTAACATTACCATATAAATTTCCACGAACATCACCAGTATGAAATCCTCTTGTAGCACCTACATGTTCGCCTTTAAACTGAAAAGCTTCAATGTCTCCTTCTATAGTAACTTCGGATAGTCCCGATATAGCAAAACCGTTTGCATCTAGATTGTTACTTAATTGAGGAGTTAGGTCACTTGCTAAATCAGACGCACCAGTATAATCAATTGTTAATGTACCGGGAACATCTTGACCGTTATCTACTAGTGTAGTTGTAATATCATCCCCACCAACTACGTTAAGTCCGCCTTGCGCAAAAACTGTTATTGAATTACTTCCGTCACCTAAGCTAACTGATTCAACACCAATGCTAGGTACATTTACATTTATATGATTTCCTTCTGCATCAGCAGTTATAGTAACATTAGGACCAGGTGCTATTTTTTTAAATTGCAAATCGTAATTTAAACGTTGTACAAATAATCCTTGACCGTTATCGCCTAAGTTACTAGCAGTTGTTTTTTCATCGTCACGTAAATCTAACTCTTCGAAGTTAGAATTAGCTTTGATAAATGCTTCTCTTAAATCGTCGCCAGTGCCGTCATTTGCGATGTTACCAATATTGATTAATTGTATAGCCATTCTTTTTTCCTATTATGAAACTGTAATTGTGCCAACCATCGCACTGTGATATTGACAGATGTAATAGAATGTACCAGTACCACCGACTATCCATCTAACTGTGCCGCTTTGTGTACCGCCGTTAGTTACGCCGGTTGCTTGACTTCCTGTGCCCGTGACGGCAGCAGTTTTAACCCAAAACGGGTGTCCACTAGCATTAACATTAAAGTCAACGATATCGCCATTATTAAAGTTTAATCCTGGATCTGATCCACTTACTGCACCATTTCTATCAGTTCCACTTAGTGTATAATTACTTGAACCGCTTGCTGTAACGGTAATTGTATAATCTGCACTCGGAGTAACGCTAGTATCGTTAATTGTAACTTGTTGTGTTGCTTCGCCGTTGTCAAGTGCAAATATAAGTGTTTCAGTGCCTTCAGTTAGATTATCTTCTGCAATAGTAAGGACAACATTAGCTGTACCGCTAGTAACAGTAAGGTTACCAGTTAGACTTGCATCACTAATATCTGCACTTGTTACACCACTAATTGTGTACGGCACGTTAACTGCATCGCTAACTCCTGTTGTAGTAAGTGTAATTGTTAATGTGCTGCCTTCGTTAACACTTGCTGCACTACTCGAGAGTGAGTATGTTGCAGCCGGAGTTGTACTTGTATCGTTAATAGTAACGGTCTGCGTTGCTTCGCCGTTGTCAAGTGCAAGTTGCAATGTTTCACTACCTTCTGTTCCTACATCGGGTGCTATATTAAGTTTTAGTGTAGCAGTATTTGAAGCAACTGTAAAGTTAGCAGTCAAAGGAATTGGTGAATCTACAACATATCCTGATGAACCTGCAATTGTTGGATCACCTACGTCACCATCTTGGAATATGCTTCTAATAGTTGTAAGCGACGGTTTACTAATTACATCTCCTATGTATGAATTAAACAATGCATAGCCTAGTGGGTTGTTTGTTTGTATGCCTGCTGGTGTTTTAACAGTATCTGCCCATTCTGGAGCAAGACTGTCTCCTGGCCATAAATCTGAGTAATCAAACATACAGAAGTTTAACAAGTACAAGTATTCTTTAGCTGCTACTTCAAATGCATCGCCGTCTGTCTTCCAAGCTGCGCCGCCGTAGCCTGATGAGTCCCAGTAGTTGCCATCATATGCTTCTACCATTGCGTTGTATAACGGACCAGTTGCCCAGTCTGAACTTAAACTAGGATACAGCTTTAATGATAGTGCATCTAAACCGTGCATGTGTAGTGTGTGCATAACGTGCTCGATAACCTCTTGTGCATCAGTATCGCCAGTGCCTGCTGGATCTCCAGTTGAATTCAAATACCAAACCATATCATTCTGCACTGTTGCATCAAACAATGGTGATAGTCCCCAAGAAGCAATACCTTCGTCAGTTAAGAAGTTTGGAGTATAATCGCCGCCTGCGCCTTTTGCAATTCTTTGTATAGTTGGAAGATTTGGATGAAACGAAGTTGTGCCGCCGATAAGGTTCTGTAGTATTAAATTTTGTTTACCTTCGTTAATACCTGCGCCGTTTTCATCTAAGAACAAATCAAACATACGTGCTACTTTTTCAACAAACGCATCTGGAACTGCTGTTTGACCGCCTACTGCTCCTGCAACAACAAGTCTAACATAATTAGTTGTAACTTCTCGTTTGAAGAAGTTACTGCCTGCACCAACTAGCGGTTTAATAGCTGCATTTGTCCTCGGTCCATTGTCTAAGTCACTAGAGGTAACACCACTAATTGTATACGGTACTACTGTATCATCAGGAACGTTAGTTGTAGTTAATGTAAATGTTGTCGATTCGCCTTCATTTACTGCTGATGAACTAACTGCTAATGCAAAACCAGCAGCGGCTTCTAGGCTTGTATCATTAATAGTAATGTTAATATTATCTTCGCCATTGTTTAGTGCAATGTTTAGCGTTTCTGCACCTTCTGTAGTTACATCGTTTGCTAGTGTAAGTATAAGGTTTGCAGTATTACTATTAACTGTAAAGTTACCAGTTAAACTCTCTCCACCAATATCAGCAGATGTAACACCTGTAATAGTGTATGCTACTGATGTAGCATCGACAACATTTGTAGTTGTTAATGTAATAGTTACACTATCGCCTTCGTCTACTGCTGCTGCGCTTGATGATAATGTATACGATACTGTTCCTGCTACACTTGTGTCATTAATATTTACATTAACTGAGCTTTCACCATTGTCTAGGGCAATAGTCATTGTCTCCAATCCTTCAGTTGCAGCATCTGATGTAATTGGAAGTATTAAGGTTGCAGTATTGCTAGTAACTGTAAAGTTACCTGTTAGTGCATTGCCGCCTATGTCCGCTGTTGTAATTCCTGTGCCGCTGATTGTATAAGGCACTGTTGTATCATCAGGAACGTTTACAGTTGTCAGTGTAACAGTAAGATCTGAACCTTCGTTGATACTTGCAACACCACCTAAGTCAAGTGTATAACTTTGTACTGGAGTTGTGCTTGTATCGCTAATTGTTACAATTACACTTTCACTAATATTAGTTAGTGACATTGTAAATGTTTCTGTACCTTCTGTAGTTAAGTCTTCTGTAACATTAAATGTTTTAGTTGCTGTGTTATTACTAATAGTTAATAGTCCTGATAACTGCTCGTCACCAATGTCAGCACTTGATACGCCGCTAATTGTATATGGTATAGATGTACCAGTTGAAACATTTGTTGTTGTTAGAGTTACTGTGAACGATCCGCCTTCGTTAACTGCATTACTATCAACTGTTAATGCATATGTTGCTGGAACAAGTTCTGTTGCTTCAGTTGTTTGGCCAATAGTCATTTGTGTTGCACTGTTAAACTTATTATATGCAAATCTATTATTACCGCCTAAAATGCTTCTTTCAACAGCATAGTCGTTGTCAAGACCCGTCGTATAAATTTTAGAAGTTCTAGCATTTGTATTAATAAAAGATAAACCTTGCGCAGGTGTTGCGCCCGGATTAATTTGTGTATACAAGGCTAGTGCGCCTGCAACATTTGGTGCTGCCATTGACGTACCACTAATATTTGTTATAAGGAAAGAACTGTTACTTGGATATGGCCCATCATTAGCACCCCATTTATTAATATTACTTGTGGTACTCATAATGTTTGTGCCTGGAGCGTATACAGTAACACCTGGACCTGTTTCAGAAGATGCACTCTTTTGTTCTAGTCCGTCTGCATGAATATCAGCATCGATATTACCAACAACGTGTGCTTGTGTTGAAAACGGTGAGCCACCTCTATTATAATAGTATTCTGTAGTACCAGTCGCCGTTTTAGTAAAATAGTTATCGTAATCTAGTCCATCTTCTACATCAATCTTTTGAGAAGAATTACCAGCTGCAATAACAACGTGTACGCCAGCATCAATTAATTCTTGTACATCAACATCAACAGAAGCAATTCTAGTTACATATCTATAACCAGATACAGTCAATGCACCTACCATTCCGTAGTCTGGACGCCTTGCTGCTCCTGCCCACGGCGTGCCTCGATAAGAGCCACCCGAGATACCAGTAAAGTAGCCGCCGTATCCCCAACTCATATTAACAATAGTAGGACGCTTCTTGCCTGTCGCCGGATCAACAGGCTTATTGTTGTGCCAACCTTTGATTACATCAAAACAATCACTAATAGCTATACCTGTGCCGCTGTCACCTGAACCTTCTAAGCCACTTACTTTTAAAGCATAAATTTTAGCACCCTTGGCCCAGCCGTATGTTAATCCTGCTGCAATGCCAGCAACGTGTGTTCCATGACCGTCATAATCTCTATAGTGATTAATACTTTGTGATCCTGCTAATCCGCTTGCTGCATACCAATCAATTTGCTGTACACGACTTGCGCCATTATAATCATAAAAGTCTGGATGATCAACTTGAACACCACTGTCTTGTATAACAATATCTACACCAGTTCCGTCTAACGTATAATCATATCCACCTGTAACATTAGGACCAGTATATGGATTTGATATCGTGTTCATTCGACGTAATCCCCAGTTGACAAAATTTCCTCTATCAAGTGTGGTTTTTGTAAAGTCGCCTGTTTGTGTTGCAGTACGTACTAAATCGATGTCATCGCGCAAATCAGGACGCAATTCAACTGCTAAAACTCTAGCATCACTGCTTAGTTTTGCTGCTTCTTCGTCAGTTAACATATAGTGCGTATTACGCTGCGACAAAGGTCTTGCATTAGCAACGTTAATTGAGCGTCCAGGAATATCACCGCCTCCTGTGGAAGCAATCATTTCTTGATTGAACGCCTCGTAGTTTACACCTTTGTTTAAACTTACAATATATTCTTTTTCACTCATTTGTCATTTCCTAATGTTTTATATATTTATCGTTATGGGTTCAGGTCAAAGGATTGTCCGGCTATAATCATCCACCCATTTGTAGTATACAACAATGTTACACAATCATTTGCTGCATTTAATGTTACTGCTGTACCGTTTGCAAAAGTATCTGGTTGAACTGTTGCATCACCTCCATGTGCTAACAGAATAATATGTTTCATCTGTCCTATTGTTCCATCTGCTAATGAAAATGCATCTGCACCAGTAGTTGTAATTTCAGTTGAAAGTGTGTCTATGCTGATAGCACCAGGTCCTGTAATAGACTCCATATCACCAACAATTGTGCTTATTGGTCCTACAACTTTACCAGCAACACCATCAACTATTACAGTTGAGTCATCTGCTACAATACTACCTTTAACATCACCAACAATTGAACCCTGTATAGATCCTACAAGTGTACCATATACTGTTGCATTATACACTTCTACAACTTGGTTCCTTGTTGAAGTTGGAGTACCAATTCTCACATCACCTTCGTTTGTTCCTGCATTAATTGCAACTCTTGCATAGTCAGTTGGGTCACTTGGGTTACCTGGTTCTGTTTTTAATTCTATATGGTTAATGCCTTGCTTGTCCATTTGGATATTAGACACACCACCATCAAGATGTCCGCCAAATATATTTAAGAACCCGGCTGCTGTTAAATCTAGTGTAGAACCAGTATTATTAATAATAGTATCTGCTTTAAATGCTTGTCCGTATATATTTGTGGAATCGATATCTCCAACAAGTTTACTGTCTAGTCCATTAACTAGCATAGCAGAGTCGTCACCAAACACACTACCTGTTAAATCACCTTCAAGACCACCTACTGCTTTAATATTGTCAGTTACTGGGGTTCCAAATAAGCGTAGTGCGTCTGCGGTAATGTTTACGCTTGTATTTGTGCCTTGCGGGTTAAGTGTAATACCGTTGTTAGTACCGACTGCTGTAGTAATTTGTATACTATCATCAGCTGTTATGTTATTTGCAACTAGCGCAGTTGAAAAACTAACAGTGCCGTTAATTGTTGTTGTGCTGCCTGCATTACCAATATTAATTGCTGTTGCTGTTGTTGCGCCAATTGCTAGTGTTGCTTGATCTATATTTGCTGCTAGTGTTCCTGGTGTTGCTGTGTGTGTTAGCTCACCGTTTGCAGGATCGTACATCATTACGTTTGCACTTGCTTGGTTTCTAACTGGTTGTATAACTGTACTACTTGCTTGTGTATTGTTTAATTCTAAACCTGTTGCGTTTAATACAATTGAGTTTGCTGCTTGGTTTGCAAGACCTCCTCGACTACCAATTGCTACTGCATTTGCACCTTGACCAACGTTACCAGCATATACACCAAGTGCTATTGCACCTACGCCTTGTGTTGTTTCTCCTGCATTATAACCAACTGCTACTCCGTCACCACCCTGTGTTGTTTTTCCAGCGCCTTCACCAATTGCTATTCCACGATAGTTTTGATCTGTTAGGCCTGCGTGATCACCAATTGCTATTGCGTTCTCGCCTTGATTGGTTGTGCCAGCATTCCTACCAATTGCTACTGCTTTTGTGTTTTGATTTGTTTTACCTGCTTCAAAACCAAGTGCAATACTTATTTCACTTGTTCTTAAACTTGCTGTGTCTACATTACCTACAATTTTAGCATTTACACCGTCTACTAATATGCCCGAATCGTCAGCATATACACTACCAGTCATGTCGCCATCAAATGTACCTGTGTGCGCACCTGCGGCATTACCTGTTACATCACCAACAACTGGTCCAGTATGTGTACCTGCTGTATCGCCTGTTATACTACCTGTAACATTACCTTCAAATGTTGCTGCAATTAGTGTTTCTGTACCTAATGTCCATTTGTCAGTTGCTTCGTCCCATACAAATGTTTTGTTAGCTTCTGTTCCTCTTTCAACTTCAATACCAGATGTGCCTAGTGTTACACCAGCAGCAGTTTCACCTTTGTTTAATACAATAACATTATCTGTAATTGCAGTATTAGTTGTTTCAATTTCTGTAGTGTCACCAGTAATAGTTAAGTCACCAGCAATTACAACATCATTAAAGTTTGATGTTCCTGCTGTTGCTTCTACATTACCGTTTACATCTTTCCATGCACCATTTTGGTACATAATAACTTTGTTAGTTGTTGAGTTATAAATTAAGTCGCCGTTTTCTGCTGCAATTGCAGGTAAATTAGTGCTGCTAACTTCTGATATTCTAAAAGGAACATTGCCATTTATTTTTACTCTATTGCCTGCTGTAATTTCAAGATCAGTTGCTGCTGTCATTTCAGCAATGCCTAGCCCCGTACCGTAATTAAGTGTATTAGTTACAACAGTTTGAGAAGTCATTGAATTAAAATGACCTTCACCAAAAGGATTAGTTGTAGTACCTACTGATCTAGTATCAGCAGTATCTGGATAAATGTCGCCTGTTGCTTTTGTATTTCCTAAGTCAATAGTTGTGGTAGCACTAATAACAATATTACTTGCACCAGTGATACTTCCTGCGCCAGTGAATTCAGTATCACCGCGTATTTTGCCAGCAACGCCGTCAACTATTACAGTTGAATCATCACCAAAAACACTGCCCTTAATATCTGATTCAAAAGGTATGCCTTCGTCAAACAAACCTGCTATTTGTGTGTTTAAATCAGCAGTTTGTAAATATCCTACATCATCTGTAAATTCAGATAAGAACTGCGGAGCGCCTTGTAGTGATGCATAACTTACTTTACCTGTTGTAGCATCAAAAACAATTTCTTCATTGTAAGATACTAAATTACCTTTTAACGTAGTACCAACAATTTCATTAAACTTGTTAGTTTCTGTACCTATATTCCCTACGCCTGAAACACTAGGAACAATTGCACTATCAACATTAATAGTGTCAATATCAATAGTACCTAAGTCGCTTAGTGGCCTAAATTCTAAACCGTTTGCTGCTGAATTAACTTTAACAAAATAGTTGTTTGATCCTGAAAACGTATTAGGAGTGTCGGTAAGATCAGCAAACTGTTGTGCTACTAGTTTTTGCCCGTCAACTTTTATTACAGTTGCATCGATTGTCCCCAATGACGTTATGTCTTGTACGTTAACAATTGAATTAGTACGCAAGTCGAGATTGTCGGAATCTGGTAGTTCCTTAATTTTGTTACCATCTGTAGTATCAAGTACTAGGGGAAATCTATTTGCCATTCTTATTAATCCTATTGTTATACATATTTATCGTATCTTAGAGCAACAACTCAATTATAGCATAAGCAGCACCAAGAATGCCGGCATCAGGCACGTTTCTCATTGTAACCGTTGCTCTATAAACTTTATGAGATGAATGATCTGTTAGTGTAAATGTTATTCTATCACCAACGGTGCTGAGTGTGGTTACTTCAGTCCACGTTGTGTTGCCTACAGCAACAGTCGAAGTTCCATCAAAAACATTACCTACACTTGGGTCATCTGAATAAGCATCAATAACTGAAGTAAAGTCTGCTGGATCGTAGTTGAATTCCACGCCTAGTGTAACACCTTTGTCAATCAATCTCACATTCAAATAGCCTGCGGTCATTACATTGCCAACAACAAGTGTTACTGATCCTGCTGTAGTGTTAGCAACTGTTGCATAAGGCAATCCAGTAACTGTTGCACCAGTAAAGTCTACTGAACCTCCACTTACAAAATCAACTGCACCATACAATGAAGTCTGCACACCGCTTGTGCTGTTAAGTGTAATATGTGTGCTTTCTGTAGGTCCTGCAATAGATGATAGATACATCGTTTGATCTGCGTGACCTATAAAGTTTGCCGCTTCAACAATACCAAGTCCGCCTGAACCTACTTTTACTCTACCTGAACCGTGTGGTGTAATATTAATATCATTATTAGTACCAGAAGACAAGTCTAAATTTGCTGATGCAACAATCTGTATAGGACCTGGACCAGTAGCGCCACCATTGGAAATAGTTAAGTAACTGTCACTGGCTGCCATCCAGTTTATACTAGATATTGGTCCTGCTATAGTTCCCCCTACTCCGTCTACTAATAGTGTTGAATCATCAGCAAACACTGAACCTGTTATATCGCCTGTAATTACAGGACTTGCTGTATGTGTTACTTCTCCTGTAGTTGCATCGTACATCAACATAGTTGTACCAACTGCACTTCTAATTGGCTTAATTACTAAACTATCTGCTGTGGTATTTTCTAAGTTTGAATCTGTAGCATTAATTACAATACTCTTTGCGGCTTGATTGTTTCTACCTGCATACCGACCTATAGCAACTGCATTTGCTCCTTGATTGGCGTCACCAGCTAGAGTACCAATAGCTATTGCACCTGTACCTGTTTCATCTCCTGGATTAGCGTTTTGTTGTGCAAAAGCACCTACAGCAACTCTGTATCCGTTATCTGTTGTTATATGGTTTTTACCTGAAAAAGCACCAACATTTATATCATAAGTTGCGGCTTGTGTTTGAACACCAATAGCTACACCATAACTGTCTGATATTGCCGTGTTTCCTATTGATAAAGATTGCCCACCATTTGATTGAGCGTTGTTGCCAAGTACAATTACTGATTCACTTGTTCTTAAACTTGATGTTTCTACTGCACCAACAATCTTATTATTAATTCCATCAACTAGTACGGTACTATCATCTCCAAACACACTACCTGTAAAATCGCCGTCTAACGTATTAACAGCAGATATTGCTGAATCAACTTCTGTCTTTGTATATGTTGTTGTTTGCGGAGCGTATCCACCAGCTGTGTGATCGCCCCAGCTATATGCTGTGTTCCAATTAGTTGCTTCTGTGCCAGACACAACTGAACTTGGTATTACATTGTTAACCGCGTCTACTAGTAGTGTGCTATCATCACCAAACACACTGCCTTCGATGTCGCCATCATGTAGTGCGCCAGCTACTTGATACCCTGCATTTTCTAATGTAGTAACACGAGTTGCAAGTGCAGTATCGTCATAGTGTGCTAAATCTGTAATTTGTGATTCTGTAATACTAAGTGCTGCTTGGTGTGTGGTAACATCTGATTCTGTAACTGTATAACTTGTTAGATATCCTGCTGTGCTATGATTGCCCCAGCCAAATGCTGTGTCCCAGTTGGTACTATCTTCAATGTTTGCTTTTGGAATTGAACTGTTAACACCATCTACAAGCAAAGTACTATCGTCACCAAATACACTACCTCTTAGGTCTTGCGGTACTATTGGAGATCCTGTATACAACTCTGTGAAGTTGTCGTTAATTTTTCCAAAAGCTAAACGTAACGGGTCTCCGTCTCCTTTGTTTGCACTTGTACCTATATTAATTATTTTTTGTGCCATTATTCCTTGCTCCAACTTCGACTCTTAGTTTGCCAGCAGTAGCGAGTACTCGCCTAGGCTGCGGGGATCTAGTATCAACAGCAGCTTTTACTCCGCTTTTTACTAGTTTATTAGTTTGTGTTTTGTCCATTAATGTTTACCTACTACAACTTCAATTATACCTTTGGCATTGTCTGTTTTATTTTCAAGTGCTTTACCAACAATTCTACCCGGTGCTGCATTATTATTAACAATAGCAAACCCTGGAATTGCACTTGTCACAAGCATATCACCTTTAGCTACTTTACCAATTACTTTACAAGGAACTCTACCTTGCATTGCAACAGGGCAAACAAACTCTGCTTCTTGATGTGAATTCATTAAGTATGCAGGATTAGTAGAAACAACACCTGCTACTCTATGATCGTTATGTGTGTCAGTCATTGCAACTTCTTTAGACCCTCCAAATACAAGTACAGTACCTGGCTCGTATCCTGCATCTGCTTCATAGTTTTCTGCTAAGTCAGCATAGTATGCTTCAGTTGCTGTACCTCTAAAATAAGTTGCGTAAACGTTTGAATATTTTAATGTTGCTGTACCTATATTATAAGTATCATCTAAATCTGGTTTTGCTCCGGCTGAATCAAAAATCATTGGAGTAACACTAGAACTTGTTGAGCTGTTAGCAACAACTATACCAATCTGACCAGCTGTTGTTTTACCTGTGTTTGCACCAATTGCTAATCCTGTACTTGCTGCTCCTTTTTCACCGGGTGCTTCAATAAAGCTACTATACATCCAATCAACGCCAAGTACTTTTTCACCATTAAAGTTTGAAGTACCTTGTAAAGAACTTTCAGAAATATTAGTACCACCAATACCTACACTACCTTTTATTAGCATATCAGGATATGTTGCAGTTGGAGTTCCTGCGCCACTGCCACCTACTGCTGTAAAAATTAAACCCTGTGATGGTGTTTTAACATTTAGTGTTAGTGTGTCTAAACTTAATACTTCATAACTCGAATCACCACCTAGTATTAATGCGTTGGCTTGCAAACTACCATTTGCATCAGTTTTAGTAATACTATTAACTTCACCAGTTGAAGTTACGTTAGAAACACTATATGCTCCTGCTCCTGTTTTAATTAGTGCTTGTCCAGGATCAGCAACTGATGCTAGTTCAGAACCAAAGTCTGCATCTACAAGTCCAGTACCTTCAACAACTACAGTATTAAATGAAATTGCACTAACTGCGCCTGTGCCGGCATCATCTCGTCCTACTACACTGTCAGTAGCAATTTGTTCAATGTCAGCTAAAGAAACTGCACCGCCTTTGAGTGTTACCCAACCATCTGTAACTTCAAATTTACCATCATCAAATGCTGCACTACCTAAGTCTGCTTGAGCAATGCCTGTTGCATTAACCCTTGTGCTTGCAGGATTTAAATTTAATTTACTTTGTGCAATTTGTGCTGTGCCAGATACGTCACTATTTACAATACTACCTGGAGTAATTTGTAAGTTGAATACTGTCTTACGATGAGTTGCAAAACCGTCATCTGATTGTCTAGATACAGACGCAGTAATATCACTTGCTGCATTCCAAACACCGTTAGCCCATTCATCTACTGGACCATCAATAATTTGACCTTGCTTGCCACCTAATGCTGTAATTACATCAGCAGCTGGTCCTGAAGCAGGTTTCCCGTCACTGAATACTCCACTAGTTGGTGTATATATGATTTCAACAATGTCGCCTTCAATACCTACAATACCGTCTTTGTAATCTACAATAGAACCAGTTGCTCCTGTTATTGATCCTGTGATCACATCTCCAATAGCAAAACCGCCACCTACAATAGATCCAGCACTTATGATAATTTTCTTGTATCCGGTTGTAACTAAAACTTGTGCTTCTGCAATATTATTGTGTTCGTTATCTCTTAAATCAGGAAGTGTGTCTGTATTGCCACCTACTGAATCAACGTATGATTTTGTCGCTGCATCTGAAGCACTTGTTGGCGTTGCCAAGTTAGTAATTGTGTTGTTTGCTGCGTTCAAATCGTCTGTCATTGGAACAGCGCCGTTTGGAGCAAGTACTCCAGGTCCTAATTTGTTAGCAACAGGTGCACCTGTTACATCGTAACCCAAGCGTCTGTTTACATATCCACGTATTGCACTTTCTGTTGGTACTGTATCCGAAGCATTATCAGTCATTGCTGTGTCTGTACTAAATTCAGTAATAACAACACCACGTTTAAAGCCTAGTCCGTCAACATCTGATAATGCAAGTGATGCACTAAATGTAACTGTACCAGTACCTTGGTCTACACTAAAGAATCTACCAACTCTAAAGATACCATTTTGGTCTGTACTTACATAGAACACACGACCTTTGCCTTTTTCAACAACTTCGTTGGCTTCTTTTTTCTCAGCTGGTTCACCAAAAATAACATTTGGGTAGTTACTACTATTAAATCCGCCTGTACCGATATCAAGGAAGTCATGTCCTGTTGCACGACAAGTTGAAATATTAACTGTAACTTGTCCAGTTGCACCATTTTTCAAACCACCTCTAAGTGTAACAAGTTCAGAGCCTAATACAACTGTACTATTAATCCCTGGTGCATTAGTTGGATTAATTGTTTCATAATCAACTAAGTCAACAATAGCATAATCATTTGATTCATTGGGCTCAACAACTGCATTACCTTCAACGCCTCTGTAGTTAAACACATAATGCTTTTTGCCATCCCACGTAAGAATCGGAGCTTCAGTTGTTAAACTGTCAACGGTCCAGCCTGCAGGTCTATTTGCTGTAACTGTCCTTTGGTTATTATTAAGTCTAAAGATTTCATTTGCATCACACGGTTTAATAGCAATTGTAGTATCGCCTGCTGTGTTACCTTTTGTAGTGCCGCCAGTTAGTGCCACGCCGTCGAGTGTAGTTACTCCAATAGCTTCTTGTGCTTTAGCACTATCAATTGTTAATCTAATAAAGTCGTAAGTGCTATCAAGACCTGCTTGTGAAGTGTTAGCAGGCAAATCCTCACCAATACTATCACTTGTTAAGAAACTAATACTTCTGTAAACAAAGTTTGGATTTTCATCAAACGTTAATGCTGTACTTGGACGGATTGTTAATACATCTGGGCGAGCCAAGTCACTAATAATGTGTGTCTGATTTCTGTAGTAAATTATATTTGTGTTAAAAGGTACAATTTCTAATAGTCCGTTTGCACTAAATTGTGCATCCGATGTACTAAAGTTTAATTTGTATACTTGACCGCTGTTTGTCGGTGTACTATCTTCAACGGCTATTGTACCAGTTACACTAAATGTTTCAATGACGCCTGTAACTGCTGTTACTGAGTCTACTGTAACTGTTGCATCGTTTGCAGGAGTAGCACCGCCTAGTTCAGTACCAGGTACTACAAAAGTATCACCTACTTCATAATTTGAAGTTGCTGCTAGTTGTGCTGCTGTTGCTGATACTTGATAACCACCGTTAACTGTTTTTGTAAGAGTAAAGTCAAATCCTGTTGCAGCAGGATCTGCTACTGTCTGAATTGGATTGCCATCAATATCTGAATACTGTGCAACTACGTGTTGTACAACTTCAACGTTGGCAACTTCGTAACGTGCAAACGCAGGGCGAGCTGGATGCCATATGTTAACTTCTGATCTATTTGATGGTACATCTTTTGAATCGTAAACATAGACTGCTAGTTTTTCAACTGCGTTATCGTAGCCATTTGAGTCAATTGTTGTTGGAACACTATTTGCGCCTAACGCACCACTTACACTACCAGTTATTTCATTAGTTGTATCAAATGCTGCTGAAATATTTGTTATGTATACAGTTTTATTTTGTGTAGTTACAGCAACCGTACCAGTTGCGCCGCTTGCAGCTTGTGTTAGTGTTTCACCTTCTTGTACAGATACATTTCCTGTTGTTGTTAGAATTGCATCAACGTCAAACGCTCGCACTGGCTGTGTCATATCTTGATATAATGAAATCGCATCCGGAATCTCATTTGGATCAGCACCTTCAGCAACTAGACCAAACTCACCATAACAACTTGAACCTGTTAGCGACCTAATCTCAGCACCGTTCTTTGAATAGTAACTAGCATGACAGTAATATGTAAACATACTAACCATCTCTGATAGCGCACCATTACTTGCAACTAGACCATATCCTAAATCGTTAACTTGTGTAAAGTCGTTACCTAGTATACTTCTGTTACCAGCTGTTTGTAATGTAATAGGCAATGGAGCCGGAACACTTTGTACTGTTGCATTAATAATTAATTTTCTATTGTTATTAATATCATCATGTGCGTCTTTTAATTCTGTGCTTACACCTAATGTATCTACCGCTGGGAAAATTGTATCAGGAACAGCATTAAGATTTGCATTTTCAGCAGTTAATTTAATAATGTTAATCAAACTATCTGTAATAGCAGTTTCAGTTGCTGTTGCTGCGCTTCCAGAAGCGTCTTGAACTTCAGTATTGCCTGTGGTAGGAGTTACTGTTGGCGTTGCAGTTACGTCTGTAAGAACTGTTGCAACCACTGATGCTAAATGCACATATGCTGCTGCTGTCGCTGCTCGTTGTGCTACTGGAAGTTGTGCTACAGCACCATCTAAGTATGCACGAGCATTAGTTACTGTACCACTATTGCCGCCGTAGAGTATATCGTATGTTAGTGCATCAACAATATACCTTACATCTCTAGCACATTTTGCACTGTCATAACCTGCAGGCGGCGTGTTAGCATTTACAAATGCAACAACTTCTGCACCTAAGAACGTTTTGTTATTTTGTAATCTTGTTGCAGCATCGTCAGCATCTGTAGTTGGAAGTACAGCTGGAGCAGGGAATGTTAATGCGTCTGCAACTCCGTCACCTGGTTCACTTACACTGACTGTGCCATTTTGTATAATATCAACAACTTCGTCGAATCCTGCTGTAACTCTAGTTTCAGCTGTAACACTATCATCAACTTGTGCTAGTGCAAGTACTTGTCCTTTTGCAAATGCAATTGCATTTGTTGTTTGGCTTTGTTGATTGCTTTGTACGTAATTACCTGTTGCTCTTTGATAAGCAAGACCGTTATACACACTATTATAGTTTGTACCCAACGCTACATCTTTTGCAATACCATCTAAAATATATCCTGTGTCTCTAGCACACTTTACAGTATCAAATTCAAATGTTCCTACTGAGTCTAAGTCAATGCCTGTTGCTAATGCACTTGTTACACCTGTGAAACCAACGCCGCCGTTTGAGTTAGGATCTAATATTAGTTCTGCTGTACCATTTGCTTTATCGTAATTAGTAACAGCGTTAACTTGGAAACGTCTACCATCTACATAAAATGCACTTGGAGTTTCAGGACGTCTTACAAATAAACCTTGTGGTTCTGCTTGTGATCCTAAACTTTGAATTGCTAATCTAAATGCACTTCCGTCAACTTTTTCTACGACTCGTACTGCTGAGTTACCAACAAACGCATCAACAAACAATCCGCCTCTAAATGCTTGTTTGTTTGCAGATGCTGAGAAACTTGAACCTGTTTGTACATATGGAGATTTAGTAAGTACTTGTCCTTCTGGATCAAGTACAAGCATAAAGCCACCATGTCCTTGTACAGTCATGTTACGCAAAATTGTAGCATCGTTCATTAAGAACGCATCCATCTCTGTATTTCTTAATGGCGGATTATAATCGTCATTGAATGCAAACTTAACTGTGTTAATTAAGTTTTGTAATACTGTATCTGGTCCGTCAATAACTCTCCAGTTTGCTGAAATTTCAGCTGCGTCAAAGGTTGAGCTAGATGTATGTTCTTTAATGGGAGTATAATATGTTGTTACATTTAATCCAGTTGTAAATTTAATAACATTACCTAATCGATATAACGTTCCAGCTGACCATGCCGCTGGCTCGCCTGAACCATTATACAAGTCTGCTGCATATTCTCTATCAGATACGCCGCCACCTGCTTCGTTGTAAAGTGTATCTGGATTTTGTCCTTGAATTAGCTTGCTGGCTATAGTGTAGATATGTTGTATACCTGCAACTGTTTCATCTTCTGTTCCTACTTCAACAGCACCTGCATAATATTCGCCTTGTGCTTCAAGTGAAAATTCATTACCACCATTGCGGAAATCTTTAACAAGTGCATCAACAATTAAGCCTGCGTCTCTAAAACATTTTGTTCTTGAATATTGTGCTGTACCTACTAGTGCAGGATATGTAGTTTCAATATAATTTACAACTTGTTCTTGAATAAATTCTCTGTTGTCAACCAGTGTTAATGCGTTAGTATTCCAGTTACCTACGTTTTCATAACCTTGCCCTGTATTTTTTAATTTGTTTGGCTTTAACAAGTAGTGGTTACCAAAATAACCATCACATGCACTAGTTAAAGGATTTATATAAGGAATACCGTTTGGCACACTTGAAATTACAAATGAAATACTAGTCGCGCCCCCGCCGCCTAATGCATCGTCTAATACAGTGACACGTTCATTTTTTTGGAATTGGTCACCTGCGTTTGTAATAGTAATACTATTAACAGCACCGTCACTACCAATAACAATACTAAATTCAGCATCTTTACCTAGCTTGTCACTAGTCCATGTGTTTACTGCATATGTACCTGGTGTTCTAGATGCGTCTGTCTGTGGATCAAACTCTACAGATTCAATGCTAGATTTGCCTAGTACAAGTCCGTCAAACTCCGCATCTCTATAAAAGAATGTACTTGCCCAGCGTGACTGTGATACACGATTTTTTGGACGTACTATCACTCGTCTAAATTCGTCACCTTTAACACTTACGTTTTTAGGCACACGTATTGGATAGTCTTCTAAGTAGATACCTGATTCGACTCTAATTGAAATTTGTGTTTCTACTTGGTAGTTTCCATATTCTAATTCTTCTCCAATTTCAAATTCAATTGGCTCTAGAAGTTGTAGTTCAATTTCATCTGTCTCTACTACACCAACTGCTCTTGGCCCAGATTCGTATCTGTAATCAATAATTCTAGCTTTAGCACCTGAACTTTTACCACGTACAACTTTACCTGGAATAATATCTGTATTTTCAGGATTAGCTTGATCAATAAATCCTAAGTTGCCATTACCTGCATTAATTTTATAAGTTGTTGATCCGTCAACAACTTGAGGTGCTTGGAAGACACCGTCATTAATAATGCCTGTAATAATATCCATTTTTGCACCAATAGTTTCATCTGCTGATGAGTCTGGAACTATATTGGTGTCAATAAATTGTGGAACACGAGATTGGTATAATGTCGGCGGTGCTGTATTTGTTAAAATATATTGTGTTACAAGAGTCTTAGCATATTCAAGTCCTGCTAATGTTTCTACACGTTGTACGCCAATTGCTTTTTGCGCACTAACATTTGAGTAATAACGTATGCCTGCCCAACGTGATAGATAGTTTGCGTTGTTTCCTAACAATGCATCTAAGCTAACACTATCTAAAATGTATTCTACATCACGTTGACAAATTTCTAAATCATATGTTCCTGCAAAATTAGGAAATGTTGCATCTACATATGCTGTTACTTCTTTTGCAACAAATTCTTTGTTTGCAACAATAAGATCTCTAGCAGCTTGTCTGCCTGCAATTTGTGAATTAATACCTGCTGTTACAATTTTTGATGTTCCGGTGCCGCCGCCAAATGTCATTGTTTGTTGATAAGGACCTGGCTCAGGAACCGCTGCAATAATTAATTCTTCTGCTTTCTGCGCTGCTGCATTAATTGTTCTAAATGCATATCCCGGCGAGCGACCTTCTTTACCGTCTGGCGTAAATTCTTGTTGATCACTACCCGTTGTACTAACGTATAAATTAACTTCGCTTACTGCGGCAACATTATCTACGTAAAGTTTTGTAGCTGCCTGTAAATCATCTGGTCCGTTTGGCGTGCCTTTACCTGCTACTTCACCTGGATGATCAAATAAATTAAGTGCTCCTTCCATTGTATCGCCTTGTCGACGTACAACTGACTTACGTGGTAATGCTTCGTTACTTAACCAGTTACCCTCTAATGAAGAATCATATGCTGTATCAGTAATACTAAATGTGCCAGTACCGCCACTTAGCAATATTCTTCCTGTGCTGTTAATAGCATCTTCTTCAGTTGGATACAAACTAATAGTGCTTGAATTTACAACTCTAATAAAATAATCAGAACCTGTTACCACACCAAATGGATCAGTACCAGTTGAATTAAATGTAAATTTAGCACCGGTAAATGCTTCAGTTAATCCGTGGTCAGTAATAGTTAAGTTACCTTGTAGAATACCTGTTGCTGTTAGTGTATACTGGCTAACTGTTGTTGGTTCGTTACCTATACGTATGCCACCGCCTGCAACACTTTTAGCTTGATAACTTCTGTCTGCATATGCCTTGTTAATTACAAGTGCGCCAATATCAAGATCCGTGCCGTGAACATTATTAAAAAGTTCTATAGCAGCTTGGTCTACTGGTATATTAGCAATCGGTTGTGAAGCAGCATTTAATGGAGCAAATAACGTTGGCAATGGATCGTTAACTACTTTTGATACTAGTTGTTTAATAATTACTTTACCGTCAACTGAGAAATCAAAACCAATTGTGTCAGCGGAACCGTCAAGTGCGTTATCCGAAGCAAGCTGTACAAACTCAGTGCCGCTGCCGTCTGACTTAACTAACGGAACTTTATTTTCATTACCTTCATATGTGTTAGGAGTATCATTAAGATCAGTAAATGAAATTTGACCTCCAATACCAAATACGGCATATAGTTCTTGAAAGTTTTCATTTACTTTACGGAACGACTCTCTAATACTATCGCCGGTGCCGTCATTACCTTCAATACCGATATCTACATCTTGTCTTGCCATTTTATTTTAGCTCCAATATTTGTGTTTCATCAAACATCTTGTCAAAGTTTATACTAACGCCACAGCCACATGCTGATTGTGCGTTAGGGTTATTAACTTCAAACATTGATCCAATTATGTCTTTTTTGTAATTAATTTCTGTACCAACTAAAAACATAGTGCTATGCACACCAATTACAAAGGTACAGTTGTTGTCTGTTTTTAGGACTTCGTCGCCCTCATTAAGTTCATCTGGTCCGTTTAATGTACCCCATTCATACTCAAATCCTGCACAACCGCCTCCCTTTACATTTAAAGTAATTGCATAGCACCCGTGTTCGTTACATAAAGTGTCTATTTGTTGTTTTGCTGAGTCTGTTAGTGTACATATTGGCATAGATTTCCCTTTCACATCAATATTTATCGTATTGTTTTATAATCTTAATGTAAATATAGTTATGTTCATAAGAGAAATTAAAAAGCAAAGCCGGCACGTTCGTAAAAGTAAAACGGGCAAGGAACACGCCTATACACGCGAATTAACTATATGTGTGTTTAGATGCGACAGTTGTGATTCTGAGTTTGAACGTGCAAGAGGAAGTATGGATCCTAAACGTTTGAGCAACAATTACTTTCACGTGTGTAGTAACTGTGATGCTAAAGTTTTTGCACAAAAGAAAGGCGTAGAAAAGAAGCAAGTGTGGAATATGACTGCTTCAAGTTCTACGCCTATTGGAAAATTATAAATTCTTCCAAGTAAATGCTCCAAAGAACATTTCATCTTCTGACATCTGACCCCACGGTACATCTCTGCTTGGGTCTGGATTCATAGGATTGTCTACTGAGTTATCAAACGCACCTTCTACAAATAGTACAGTACCCTCAGGCAAGAACTTAGGCTCTCTCCAAGTGTATGACAATTGCCAAGCATATTCGTATCGTGGCACATCAATTAATTCTTCTACAGTACCGTCTGGATAGTACGCTGTTGCTTTCATACTCTTGCCACGGAAGTGCATGTGTGGTAAGAATGTGTGCAGCATTACATCTTGCTTTAGTACTACTTCTGCTGTCTGTACAAAGTTAGGATCGTACGCAGGAATAGTTGTCCAGTTGTTGGGGAATATACAAGCACAATCGCCTGCCATTCTTTCTTCTGGTACTACACCTTCATCGTGGAAGTATAATCCAATTCTTGCTTTGTCAGTTCTTGCTACACCGTCTGGTGTGTAGTGTAGCTGTAGATTTACAGTAGATCCTGCTCGT